CGCTACCGTTGCTGCGCGCGGACCACCCCTTTGCGGCGTCCTGTAGCGGCCTCCGGTGACGGACACGCCTCCACAAACGACCACCAACCGCAAGGGAGGGCGCCATGCCCATCAACCCGTCGATCCTTTCGACCACGCTGCAGCTTCTCCGCGACAAGCTGATTGACAACTCCTTCGTCAGCCACCCGCTCTTCCGGGCGATCGAGCAGGCGGGCAACCTCGTCAAGGTCAACGGAGGCTCGCGCATCGAGCAGCCGGTGATCTTCGGCGATCACAGCCAGATCAGCGTGCTCAGCAACGGCTTCGAGCCCGTCAACATGGCGGTCACCGATCCGTTCAACAGCGCCAAGTTCGAGTGGTCGAACTTCACGCAGCCCATCGTGCTCTCCGCCGTTGAGAAGGCCGCCAACAAGGGCGACCTCGCGGTGGTGAACATCCTTGAGTCGAAGATGAAGAACGTCATGCTGGGCCTGAAGAAGCAGGTGAACCAGCAGGTCATCGTCGGCAGCGGCACCATCAACACGCTGCAGACCCTGAACGGCAACGGCACCACCCTGCTCGCGCCGAACACCACGGGCTGGTTCGAGGGCGTGGTGCTGGCGTCGCAGACCAACACCGTTGGCGGTCTGGCGAAGACCACCTTCCGCGCGCAGAACTGGTACAACCAGTTCTTCAACAGCGCCGGTGCGTTCGATCTGAGCCACCTCGACCAGCTCATGATCAACTGCCAGTTGTTCCACCCGGGCGGGAAGTTCCCCGACATCATCCTCATGAGCCCGCGGTGCTACGCGGCCTTCCAGGCTCAGCAGCAGTCGCAGGTGCAGTACGTCAGCGCGTCCGACCGGGCGACGCTCGATGCGGACATGGTGGGCATGTGGCGCGGCGCGAAGATCTACGTCGACCCGAACCTCGGGTTCACCGCCAACGCCGGCTCCGCCATGACCGCGCTGCCCGTCTCGGCGTACTGCCTGTCCAGCGACATGTTCCAGCTCTACGCCGACACGGACGGCTGGTTCAACCTCAGCGAGATGATGCCGGTCCCCGGCACCGCGACCGAGGCGGCGCAGATCTTCTGCCGGATGCAGCTCGTGACCGGTCACCTCGCCAGCCACGGCATCCTCATCAACGCGGAGGCTTGATCACATGGCTACCTCGACTCTGATCCAGTACCTCCAGCCCGGTGAGGCTGGCAACACGATGAACCGCGGGCAGGTGGAGACCTTCCTCGCCGGCGGCACCATCGGCGTGGGCGACGCGGTCGCTCTCGACCTGTCGAAGACCGGTGCCGACAAGGCGCTGTACGTCGTTGAGGCTCCCGCCAACTCGGGCGCCATCGTCGTCGGCGTCGCGCTGACCAGCGCCGTCGCGGGCGATAAGGTCGGCGTCGTCGTCACCGGCTATCTCGACGTGGCGGACGTTGAGACCGGCGTCGTCGCTGGTCAGGCGCTCTACGTCGGTACGACCGCCGGCCGTCTCGCGGCGTTCAAGAACGCTGCGACCAGCACCCAGGCCGCGTTCTTCTCGGCCGTCCAGACCGGTACCGGTGCTCCTCAGAACATCGCTCACGGTCTCGGCGTTGTCCCCGACCTGGTCTTCGCGATCCCCGAAGACCTGAACGTCGCCACCATCGGTGCCTACACGGTCGTCAACGGCGTTCACACCTCGACCAACGCGATCTTCACGGTGACCACCAGCAAGACCTACCGCGTGGTTGCCATCCGCTTCGCTGACGCCAGCAAGGCGGTGGGCGCCATCACCGGCCCCGTCGCGGTGGCGCTGACCAACGAGGCGGCCAACAAGAGCGCCGTCTTCGTGCTCAAGCGCGGCTTCTGATCCGCGCTGCTCGGCCCAACCGGGTACACTGGCCCCGTCCGCCCCGCGCGGGCGGGGCTTCGTTGCAGGAGGCAGCATGAACCTCGGCGACCTGATCGACTTCTGCGGCAACTTGCTGGACTACGACCCGACCAACGACACCTACCGGTCTCAGCTGGTCGCGCTGCTCAACGACGCGCAGACCCGCTGCCTGACCGACCGGCCCTGGGACTTCGCGCAGCAAGACCGCAAGCTGCAGGTCTGGACCGACCTGAACCTGGCTGTCACTGTGACCAACGGGAGCGCGACCGTGGGCGGCGGGCCCTTCACTGTGTCGAGCTCCGCGGTCCTGCCTGGCTCTGTGCTGGACCGAGCGGTGATCGAGATCACCGACAGCACCGGCGCGACCTACACGCATCGCATCGCCTGGGTCTTGAGCGGCGCGCAGCTCTACCTGGACCGCCCCTTCGTCGGTGCGACCGGCGCCTACACGGCTCTGGTCAAGCGTCGCGAGGTCTACCTGCCCAGCGACTGCATGCAGGTGCAGAACGTGGGAGACCCGACGCAGGGCATCCCAGCGAAGATCATGTTCCTGAGCAAGTTCGAGCGCGAGGACGCGAACCTGTACCCGGACCTGCTCGGGACCATCGAGGCGTACCTGCCGAGCGAGGGCAGGCGGACCATGGCGCCGCAGACCCCTCGAGGCATCACGACCGTGGCAGCGGTCGCACAGGGCGCGCGGACCATCAACGTCTACATGGTCAACGTCCAGGGCCCGCTGGCCACCAACTTCAAGGTCTACCGCTCTGACGTGAGCGATGGCTGGGAGTCGGCGCTGTCGAAGGTCGCGTCGTTCAACCTGAGCGACACCGAGACGCTGCGCTTCCAGCCTGAGGTCGTTGACGACACGACCGGCCTCTACCGCCGGTACTACTTCACCTGCCCGGAGGCGGGCATCCTGGCCCCTGTGCGTGTGCGCAGCGCCGGCGGGCAAGGCGTCGCCGCCGCTGGCGTCGACACAGTCAACCCGCAGGCTGGCGTCATCCTGGCGCCGGCGCTGGCTTTGAGCACCCTGCAGGCGCAGACGTTCCAGGCCCTCAGCGTGCGCTACGTGTGGGACCAGGCGGCCGCCTACCAGAGCATCCAGCTGTACCCGCACCCGAGCGCCGACCAGCCGCTCGATGTGCGGATGCTCATCGCGCCGAGTCGGATGCTCGAGGACCAGGACGCTCCACTGGTGCCTGCGGCCTACGCGCAGGCCATCGCCTACACGGCGCTCGAGGCGCTGACCCTGAAGGTCGACAATGGAGCGCTAAGCGCGGTCTACCAGCGCAAGAAGGACCTCATCATCCGTGGGATGGAGCAGGCCTACCTGAAGGCTGTCCCGAGGCGCATCGTGAAGGGAACGCCGACGTCAGGCTACCGCTACGTCACGAACCCCTACGGCCCGCTGCGGCTGCTCCCGTGAGGCTCTGATGCAGGTCGATACCGTACAGGCGCCCCTCGCTGCAGGCCTGGTCACCAGGCTGCCGCAGGACCCCTCGAGCGCGGGCCGCATCGAGAACTGGACCGTCGACCAGGCCACCGGAGGCTGGTCGAGTCGCGTCGGCTACGAGTCGTTCGTGCCCGCTGCGACCACGTGGGCCCCGTTCTCGAGCTGTGGCCCGGTCTACAGCCTGCACGTGGCGCAAGCTCTGGCCGGCGGGGCTCGGCAGCACGTGCTCTTCGAGGAGCAAGGCAACCTGCACCTCCTCTACGACGCTGCAGGGACTCCGGTGCTGCGCACGCTGGCCACCGGTCGACACGTGCCGACCGTCACCGAGGCTGCGAGCTGGTACACCGACACCCCTCACGGGACGGTGATCACCAACGGCTTCGACCGACCAGTCATCGTCAAGCCTTGGCCGCTGGCAGGCATCGTTGACGCTGCGAACACGATCACGCAGTGCATCCGGCCTCTCGGCTTCGACGGCTTGCCCACGGCTGTGACGCCGAGGAACGTCAAGCCGGTGCCTGCGCCGCCCTTCCCGCCGAACATCCGGGCCAGCGGGAACGGCGCTGTGACGCTGTGGTGCCCCAGCAACGGCAACGCCATCCCCGCCGGCGGAGTCTGGGGCCTCGGCTTCTCCAACAACGCCGCTGGGCAGGACGGAGACAAGGAGTCGAAGTACGGGTACGCGATGTCGTTCGTCACCGATTCGGGCAGCGAGGGCCCGGTCTCTACGCTGAGCTCGGTCGCCTGGGGCCTCGATGCGGGCGCCGAAGGCTTCAAGCACGCGACCGCAGTCACGATCCCCACGGGCCCCCGGGGCACTGTCGCTCGGAAGCTCTACCGGACCACCAACTACAGCGACGACTACGACTTCCCGGGCGACACGAGGCTGTACCTGGTCGAGCTGATCCGCAACAACGTCGACACGATCTACTTCGACGCGGCGCCGACCGCACTGCTCGGCCAGCCTGCACCGGACATCGCGACCGGCCCGCTGCCTGCCCCTCGAGCGCGCTTCTCGGCGATCTGGAACGGCGTGCTCTGGCTCGATGGGGGCCTCGAGGACAGCCGCACGCTGTACTACAGCGCCCAGGGCCTCATCGAGCAGTTCGCAGCGGACGCGTTCGTTGAGCTGGCGGCCCAGGGAGGCTCCATCACCGCGCTCTACGCGCACTACACGTCGCTTCTGGTCTTCAGGGAGAACGGAGTCGACGTCGTGCAGGGCGATGCCCAGGCCGGGTTCACCGTCACGACGCTGAGCTCGTCGGTGACCTGTCGGGCCCCGCACTCGCTGGCGACGGTCCCTGGTCTCGGCGTGGTCTTCCTCGCGCTGGACGGCGTGTACGCAGTCACCGGAGGCCTGCAGGGCGGAG